GGACATGGTTGTAATAGTCAATGCACTTTGCGCGATCAAGTGCATCAGCAAGCCTAAGCGCTTCGGGCACTTGCCCGTGTGGGGTGGGGTTTGTCATGATGTTTTCCTGAGTTGCTTGAGCAGCATCCGAGTGAGTCGGGCGTGCAGGCGCACTAGGCGCGGATCGTTCGTGAAGTGGTAGCCAGGGTCTTCAATGCGCCCCAAGTCATCAGTCGTGCAGCGCTCGGACGGATATTTCTTCTTGAGCAGTGCGGAGGCTTCGTTGTGTGCTGCCGCGCGTGGCGTGAAGTAGTCCCTTCTTGCCGTGGGCGCGTGGTACACCTTGCGCATGTGTGCATAGATCGCACTGCGCTCACCCATGCTCCACCCCCTCGGCTGATGTGGGAGGTAGGTGCGCCCAAAACCTCGGGGTCATGTGGACAAACGGCCAAATCCATGCGCCGTTTCCCGCGTAGGCCGCTTGAAGCCAGTAGCCGCTGGCTACGTCCTGTTCGCGCCCGCCACGTAGCAGGAGGTATCCAGAATCCTTCGGCGCAGTCTCGATTGGCATCCACCCTCCCGCTTGTGCTGTAGGTGGGGCGGCGGCCAATTCGCTGCGCAGCTTGCGGACTATTTCCATTGGGAATTCGTCATCAGCAATCAGGCAAGAGTCGGGCGGAGGCGGCGGGACCATTTCGTCTTTGTAGTAGCCATCCACCCACGCATCCAAAATTTCCACAGCGCGGCTTACAGACATTTCCCCTGCCTGCAGCGCCTGCAAGAACTTGCGGATGTGTCGTGGATTCAGGTCGCGCGGCTCCCCCGCACTTGCTGCGACGGACGCCACTCCATCCCTGAACCCTTGTGCCGCTGCGGTTGCCATGTCTTCCGCGTCAAAGCTGGCCTCTACCAGCAGTACGGCGCGGTGCGGATTGAATTCGGGCCACGCGGCATCCGCGTCTTTTGCCTCGAACTCTGCATCCTTTTGATCTGCGCACCGCGTCGCCATGCCGTCTTTGTCTACCATGTACCAGCGGTCCACCATGTCGAGGCGATGCTCGGTATGGGCTGCGGCCAGCGCATCGCGCAGCGCGGCGATGTATCCGGCGGTGGCTGGGGCGTCTTTCCACAGCGGGGTTTCCCAGCGGTCGATGACGGCCTGGGCTGCGGTGCGAAGGTCTGGTTGTTGTGTGCTCATGATTTCCATTCAGATTGGCCTAAAGCGCTTGTCTGTAAAGCGCTGGCAGCTATCATTTGTGATTGATCCCATGGCCGGTACTTCGCCTCCTGGCGCACCTGGGCCATCGCCTCAAAGCGCTCCATTTCTTCGGTCGCCAGCAGGTGTTGCAGGCGCTCTGCGCGCCATCGGATTTCTGCCGGCGTCATGCACTGGCCTCAAGTGCACGCATGTCCACAATCTCGCCGCCTGCGCTGGTGACGCGGCCGGCCGCTCGGTTGTAGGCGTCTGCGTACTCGCGGTAGGAGATTTGCGAGAGCTGGAATTCGTGCCAGCGCACCAGGGATCGGATGGCCGCGAGTTCTGTTGCGCGCAGGGCCGAAGGAGTCCACACGCCTGGGGCCGTCTCCATGCGGTCGGAAATGGATTGGAGGGCGGCGAACCCCTCCATCAGCTCGTCCTTCAGGCCTTTGACAACGCCGATGTGCTCGATGGCCAGGCCCACATTCGCATGCGTGCACAGCCTGAGCCAGTGGGCGTAGGTGCCATGTCCGGTGCGGAATGCCTCGATTGCGCGCTGTCCGTGGCCGATTTTCTTGGCGATGTCCGCAGCAGACATCAGCGCCACGTTGACACTGGCTATCCCCAAGTTGTTGCGGGATACCTTTTTGGCAGGCCCCTTTGGGCTGGATGCGATCTTTCGCTTTGCTCGATCAATCGCGCGGCGCAACTGGCGACTCATGCGATCACCTGACGCGCGCCGTCTGCGCTCATCGCGCTCACAATCCCAGCCTTCTCCATGCCATCCAGAAGCCGCGCGGCGCGGTTGTAGCCAATTCGCAGATGGCGCTGCACCAGGGAAATGCTCGCCTTGTTGTGCTTGCGCACGGTGTCGAGTGCTTGCTGGTACATGGGGTCGGGGCCGCCACCGTTGAAATAGGGGTCGGGCGGCGGCTCCGCGACGGCGGCAACGGGTGTGGACGCCACAGCCTGCGCAGCGCTGCCAATGCCGCTCTCGGCCTCGCCGCCAAGCGCCTCGATCAGATCGGGAATGAGCTTTGCCAGCTCGCCCGTGGCAATAGCCACATCCGCATCGAACCCGCCTTCATCGTTGCCACGGCCCTCGAACACCGTATCCAGGAACTGCAGCTTGCGCACCTGCAGGCCCTCGGTCAGCACAAACGAAACCCTGTCATCCCAGGTCAGTGCCAGCTTGGTGGGCAGCTTGCCCTGCGCGATGTGCTGTTGCACCTCGTCAATGTCCAGCGGGTGGCGGCCGTATTTCACGACAGCCTTCGTTTCGTCGGATGATTTGAGTTCGCAATCACGCCCGATGTCGAAGTTCCAGCGGTCATGCGTGCTGAGGTTGTCTCCATCCAAGAGCCAAGAGGACATGACGGCCTGGGGGCTTATCTGCGTGTGCAGCAGCGACACCGACAGGCCGGGCAGCAGCTCTACCAGCGCCGACACGATCAGGTCCGCGCGGCCTTGGCTGCTGGCATCAATCACCAGCGTGTGCGCTTCGCGGTCGATCCATATCCAGGTGCTGGCCTGCTTTGCGAACGCCATGGGCAGCAGGTCCAGTTTGGCCTCGTCCTTGAGATCCTTGCGCTCTTTCTTGCCCGGCTTGCGGCCGGTTTCCTGCTCGATGGCTGCGGCCTTCTCGTCCACCTTGCGCGTCAGCACTTCGGCGGGAACGGCCTTGGTTTCGGTCTTGAAACGCAAGATCCACTGGCCGCCGATGGCTTCGACCAGGGCGCCGTGTTCTTCGCCGAGTGGCGGAACGAACCCTACGGAGCGCTCTTGTGTGGCGCCGCATTCAACGAAGGGCGCTTTGGCCAGGGCTTCCTCGATTGCCGGCAGGTCGGCGGGCCACAGGGGGGCGATGCGGTAAATGATGGCGTTGGAGATCATGGTGTTCTCGTAAAAAAGCCCGCTGGGTGCGGGCTGGGGTGTGGGGTTAGCTGATCGCCAGCCGTGTGCCGTGCACCAGCCTTGCGCCTGGCACTTCGTGGCCGTCTTTGATGGCCTTGGCAATTGCGGTTTTGTCTGGCGCTGGAGGCGGCGCCTCGGGTGTGCGCATGTACTCGGCAGGAATCAATCCGGGTTCGTACACGTCCACGCTCGGCGGTTTGGCTTGGATCGCCAATCGAAAGTAAGGACATTCGATCTTCTGAACTTCGGCGGTTTCCATGCAGCCATGCACGTAGTCGAGAAGATGCTTTGCCCGGTTCTCGATGGCCTTCCGTCGCTTTGCCATCTGCTCTTCTGCTTCCTTGATGGCGACGGCGGTGGCTTGCAGGTTTTTGGCGTACATCACCACGTTCTGCGCCTTCACCTCCAATTCACCGCTCATGGCATCAAGGGTGTCGGTCACGACTTCGGCCGGTAGATCGAGGTCAGCCAGTCGGGCAACGTCAGCCCGGTATGTCGTGGCGATTTCGTACAAGCTGCTCATTTCGTCCCCATGAAGTAATAAGGCCAGCGACTGCGGCAGTGCTGGCCTTGGGTTGTTTGTTCAGTTCGCGGCGTTTGGCGATGTACTTCGCGTGCGCCCTGGCTCTTGCGGCCTTGCCCTTGGGCGATAGGGCATACCGCTTGTAATCGCGGACTGGCATCAGATCACCATGGGATGTCATCACTCATGTCATCAAACCCAGACGATGCCGGATGCCCAGCAGGCGGGCTACCCGCGCCGTCATCACCACGCGGCGCAGGGGCAGGGCGTGCGCCTTTCAATGGCCGGTGACGTAGCCCCTCCACCATCTTTGCAAGCGCGGCAGGCTGGGTTTTCTTGTCCAGAATCTCGCTGGCCGTCAGTTCCGTGTTGGGCTGGAACACGTTTTTCAGCACCATGCGGGTGCCGATGCTGCCGTCTTTCTTCTCGTAATCCTCCGTCTCCAGCAGAACGCCGATGGGCTTGTGGAGGTCTGGAAACACCGTGCCGTCTTCGACCACTTCTTTCTTCGTGTCGAAGTCGTAGCGCGTGACCTTGCCGGGGGCAGGCTTGATGCCGCGCAGTTGCAGGCAGGTCATGATGGCCATGAGCGCGTCATAGCCCTGGTAGCGGTCGCCATTGGCCCCGGTGGTGTAGATGGCGAGATTGGCCTTTTGCCCGCCCTGGCTCTTGAAGATGAATTCAATGCCGCGCCCGCCTTTCTTGGTCACTACGTCCTTGGCTTGGACAAATTCGCCCACGTATTTTCCGATCTCTTTGATGGTGGCGCCTGCGGTGTCTGCGTGGCGTGCGGCTTGAACGTCGAGTTGGTACATGGTGTGCTTTCAGTTGGTTGGTTGGAGTTGGTAGTAGCCAAAAATCGCAGCGTCCACGGCTGCAAGGTCGTTTTCGATGTGCTCGTCTTCAAACAAGCCCATCGGCGCTTTCACCGTATCGGCACCGTTGTTTTTGGTGCTGAACAGGTATTGCCCATTGATGACTGCGGTGCGCAGAACAATGGTCAATAGCCCTTCAATGGTGATCTTTTCGTCCAGCAGCTTTCCGATGGTCTTGGCCTTGATTCGGCCGCTGTCGTCCTCCTGGGTGTGTCCCAAGATATAGACGCGCTTGTCATCGGATAGCTGGCTGGCAGCCATGAGAATTGACCATGCGTTGTGGGCAATCTCGTTGTATTTGGCGAATGCCGCGTTGCCAGTTTCCTTGTCCAGAACGCGGCGCATGAACTCGTTTGCCAGGATGTATTGGAAGTCGTCCAGCACAATGACGCTACGCTTCGTGCCCTTCATCAGCTTGATGATGGTTTGCGCTTGGTCGGTCACAAAGACATTGCCTGTGGGCGTCTTGTCCTTGTCGAAATATGCCCATCCGCTAGAACGGAATGGCAGGGGCTTTTTCACTGCCTGGATCAGCAGCGTGTGTTCCGGGTCGAGGTTGCGAAGGCTGGCTGTCTTTCCGGTTCCGGACTGCCCGAGGATCATGCAGGCTATGGACATTTGTTTTTCCTTGGTCGTTGGTCAGTAGGTGCGATTGGTCGTTTTCGATCTGGGCGCATGCGACGGCTTCGTCGCAGCTCTCTTGCAGCATTGGGTGCATCACGCTCCCCTCAATTGGTGGTTGTCGTAAATCGTCTTCACGGGCCGTTTCAGCCCGCTCTTTTGCCCCACATGCCAGCCTCCGCAGTGGGCGCA